AGATGGCCCCAACGGCATTGCTGATGGTACACTGCGTATCGTCCGGGACGCGTGGGAATCACAGCGATATGGAGCATATGGCAGAAGTCCTGCGAACAGCGGACAGAGCACTGTGCAACGCCTACATGAACAAGACGGGAATGACCGAACAGGAAGTCCTGGAAATGATGGAGCATGAGACCTGGCTGAATGCGCAGCAGGCGTTAGATAAAAGACTGGTCGATAAGATCATGTTCGAGCAGCAGGAACCTGAGTTGATGACAGCATCCATGTTCGCACTGCCGTCAAAAGAACAGATGGAACGCGCAAGGACGCTTGCTATGGCACCGGAAATGGAGCGTGCCATGCTGAACTTAAAACTTTTAGAATTGGAAGGAGCCACAAAATGGGAAGAAAAGAATATTTAGAAAAAAGACAGGCTATGCTGAATGAGGCAAAGCAGCTCATCAATAGCGGAAAGATTGATGAGGGGAACGAGAAAATGAAAGAGATCAAAGCCCTGGATGAGAGATTCGAGGCAGAAGCCAATGCAAATGCGGCGCTGGAGGCTATGGAGAGGGAAACTGCAGGGCTGAACATTCAGAACTTGACGGATTCCGCAGCAGAAGGAAGACTTGACGGGAGAATGACCCCAGGAAGCGTTATTCAGATGGATGGGAAAAATCCGGAAGAAGAAACTCCCGTAATGAGGGCATATGCTTCCGAGGCCTATAAAAACGCTTGGGCAAAAACATTGATGAATTTGAGCCTGACCAAAGAGGAACAGCAGATATATCAGATGGTGAATGAGGCTTATACGCATACCACCGGAAATACACAGCTTGTCATTCCCAAGACAGTGACCAAAGGGATTTGGGAGGAAGCCGGAGAAATCTATCCATATTTCGGGGATACTTCAAAGACGTATGTAAACGGAGTGCTGTCCATGGTACAGGAGGATGCGTCCAGCGATGCAAAATGGTATGATGAGCCAACGCCAACTGAGGATGGAAAAGAGACGTTTAAAGAATTTACCTTGGATGGATGCGAACTCTCCAGAGCGATTACAGTATCGTGGAAATTAAAGGAGATGGCAGTTGAAGATTTCATTCCGTACATCCAGAGGAAAATGGCAAAGAAGATGGGAGCGGCACTGGGATATGGATCCACACATGGTGCCGGCAAAAGCGGGAGCGGAAAGCCCGAGCCCACTGGCGTTGTGACGGCGCTGGAAAAAGAGACAGGCACACCGCAGATAATTGCTTACGCGGGAACCGAGCCAACCTATAAAGAACTGACCACGGCAAGAAGCAAGATTAAGAGCGGATATTCAGCCGGTCTTGCCATCTATGCCAATTCCACAACGATTTGGACCAAACTTGCTAACGTGCTGGATGCTAACAATAGGCCGCTGTTTATGCCCGATCCAGCAGCAGGCGGCTTGTACCGCGTACTGGGGATGCTGGTGAAGGAAGATGACTCCATGAAAGACGGGGAAATCCTGATATCCAATCCTGGAATGGGGTACGCCATGAACATCAACAAGGAGATGACCATGCTGCCGGAAGAACATGTGAAGGACAGAAAAACGGATTACTGCGGATATGCTATCGCCGACGGAAATGCGACGACAACTAAGGCGCACGCGCTATTAAAACCAAAGGCGGGGGAATAAGGAGCCGTACGGTGCCGGCGGGAAACAATAGCGCCGTATATGATGATGACTATACAGCCGCGCAGTTAAAGGCGGCAGCCAAAGAGCAGGGAATCAGCGGTTACGGCAGCATGAGCAAGGCAAGGCTTCTGGAGGTGCTGAACAATGGAAACTAATCTGATACAGGAATTAAAAAGGATTATACGCACAAAGTCTAAGGATGCCGAAGGAGAACTGAAAGGCCTTGTCGAGTCATGCAGAAAGGAACTGGAGATTGCCGGCGTATATGGAAGCGAAGAAGATCCGGCATATCGGCAGGCTATACGCCTGTACTGCAAGGGGCATTATGGATATGATGCGGACGCGGAAAGGTTCCGGGAAGCATTTGGTTCTTTGCGTGACGCAATGGCCCTGTCTGGCGATTACAGAAAGGAGGATGGAAATGGAAGCAACGCTGGTATGGAGCAGTAAGGACAAGGACGCGGACGGATTCCCGATAGAAGAAGAGCACAGCATAGACATATACGTGAATGAGAAGTCGGTCACCCGTATGGAGTTCTACGAATCCATGCGCCGCGGTATAGACGTGAAGACAGTGCTGGAGGCCAGACAGGAGGATTTCGAACTGTCCGCACATGAAGAGGGCGGGAAGAAGTTCTATGCCAGGAAGGTGCTGTATGAAGGGCAGACCTATAACATCATCCGAACCTATAAGACTGGGAAGGCAAAGATCGAAATGATCTGCGGATAGGAGGCGCATATGTTTCAAGAAATGGGATTCGACGAGTTTACCAGGGAATTAGAGAGATTGGGGAATCTGGACCAAATAGCGCCCGAACTGCTAGAATCAGCCGCGCCAATTCTTGAAAACGCCCTGAAAGAACAGGTACGGAAGGAAGCCGACAGGGGATTCGCAACAGGAAGCCTTGAAGCATCGATCAAGTCGAATAAGCCGGGAAGAAACCAGCAGGGCCATTATGTATCCGTAACAGCAAAAGGAAAGGACGGAAAAGGAGTAAGGAACAATGACAAACTAGCGTATCTGGAGTTTGGGACGTCAAAACAGCAGGCCAGGCCTGTGGTATCGAAGGCAGTAAGAGAGGCAGAGGGGGAGTGCGTGGAAGCGATGCAGAAGAAGTTTGGCGAGGTGACAAAATGAGCGTAAATCAAAAGATAGAGTCCGCACTAAACGGAATAACAAAGAACATATGGCCGCTCTGCTGTCCGGATGAACATTCCCCGGATGTCTATATCGTATATAATCCTGAAATAGAGATGCCAGGATATCATGCAGACGATACGGACATGGAGTGGGTGCAGTATATGCAAATTCACCTGTTCGTAAAAGGAAATTACATAGGACTCAGAAGAAAAATAAGAGCTAGCCTGAGAGAAGCGGATTTTACGGTTACAGACATTGATACCACGTATGAAAAAGATACGGGATATAGCCACCTGTGCTTTGGCTGTTACATTGAGGAGGAATAACAATGGCATATATAGGACTCGCAAGGCCGATTATAGCGCAATTATCTGAGCAGGGATATATAGGAGGAGTGAGATTCGGAAAGGCGATAAAAATCGAAATATCGCCTAACTATGAGGATATAAGCGACTATCTGGATATTAATGATCTGGAAGAGGAGGAAATGTTCTCGTACGCCGACGTAAAACTCGAAATAAGCGAGATACCAGCAGAATTAGAAAGCGCGGTATTTGGGCATGAGAGTTCCAGAGACGAGGTGGTTTCGAGGGACACGGACATATCCGGCTATGTCGGCATAGGAATGAGAAGCAGGGAAGTAGAGGGCGGGAAAACAAGATATGTGGCAATATGGCTCTACAAGGTGAAATTTAGCGAGGATGGACAGGAGCATAGCACGAAAAAAGATTCGATCGATTATGAAACACAGTCCATAACCGGACGGGCGATCCCTCTGGATAATGGAAAATGGAGAATCAAGAAACTATTTGACACAAAATATGAAGCGGATTCATGGCTTGATAAAATGGCCGGAATCACAGAAGAAAGAGAGGAAAGACAATGGCATATGTAGGTTTTAGGAAACCGATAATCGGAAAAATGACAAAGGATACGCCGGAATATTCGGCGCCATATGCACTAGGAAAGGCAATCGGGCTGCAGATCACTCCGAGCTATGCGGAAGGGAGCCTTAATGCAGATGATATCCAGGCGGAATATGACAAGGAGTTCAATTACGCCGAAGTGACGCTTAATACAAGCACAATCCCAATCCAGGCGCATAATGATATGTTTGGGCATGAAGTTGGAGAGGACGAAAAAACAGTAACATTCAATACGAACGACCAGGCTAGTTATGTCGGTATGGGATGGGTATCCGTGGAAAAAGTTGACGGGGTACGTTCATTCATCGGAAACTTCCTTCATAAAGTAAAGTTTTCCGAACCATCCGAGGATTATACGACCAAGGGAGACTCGATCGAGTATAAGACGCCGTCTATAACCGGACGGGCAATGGCGCTAGAGGACGGAAAATGGAAGGATACGAAGATTTGCGCTACAGAGGCAGAAGCAAATGAATGGGTAGCTGGAAAGTTTAAGGCGGCTCAGCCAGCCCAGAACGGATAAGGAGGAGACTGACAATGTTTGAAGGACTAAATTATATTGAACTTTCAGGGAACAGTTATCCATATAAATGCGATATGCTGGTTTTGGAGAAAATTCAGGAGGAATATCAGGACCTATCGGCATTTGAAAACGCGCTTAGTGGATTTGTGCCGGAAAAAAATGAGGATGGAAGCTATAAAAGAAATGAAGAGGGGTATCTGATTGGGACATACGAAATTCCGAATCTAAAGATCCTAAAGAAGGCATTGTGCTGGATGGTTGCAGAAGGGCTTGCGATCGAAAGAGAGGAGAACGGGGAAGACGAGCCGCAGATCACGGAACGCGAACTGATGCGGAGGGTGGACATGTCCCCTATGGAACTGGGGAAGATCCTGCAGGAAGAGTTCGGAAGATGCTTTAAAAGAAAAAACGAAAAGACCACGCAGAGCAGGAAGAAGGAGACGAAGAAGGCGGAATAAACTTTGCGTGGGTCGTATATGTAGGCATGCAGATGGGATATCGAGAAAGGGAAGTCGCGCATATGTATTTTGGGAAGTGGGCAGATATGTTCGAGGAATTCAAGCGAATGCATAATATTCGCATGAGAAGAATGGTCTTTGAAGAGAAGAAAGTCATGTCAATGCTGGATTTATAACTTGCGATATGATATGATAGAGATAATAAAAAGAAGGAGGGATAAGCATGAAAAAAACACAATATCCAAGCGTGCTTGGAAGAATCCTGGCCTTCTATGCAAATCGGCACCCATATGTATCCGTAGGATTAGGAGTATGGGCTATTGGATGCATTGCAATCTCTATTAAGACTATGTCATTATTAGGATTGGCCTTAATTATGGCAGCAGTCATCCTGCTGGCAGCCATACATGCACTGCGCGTATTCTTGGAAGACCTTGGGAGCAGAACCATGAAGGAAAAACGGAGGTTGAGGAAGGAAATAAGAAGGCAGCAGTTATTGAATTATTTAAAAGAATAGAAGCATATACCGAAAGGCCATCTGGAAACAGATGGCCTTTGCTATGTTTAGGAGTGACTATATGGCAAATAAAAAAATAGGTGCATATATTACGCTTGACGGGGAACGGGAATTCCGATCGGCGGTGACATCGTGCAACAAGAGCCTGTCAACAATGCACTCAGAAATGAAACTCGTAGAAGCGCAGACAACAGGACAGGCGAATACGCTGGAGACGCTAGAGAAGAAGCATGAAATCCTAGTGAAGACTCTGGATGAGCAGAAGAACAAGGAAGAGGCAGTAAGGACAGGACTCAGGCATGCAGAACAGGAGTACTCCAGAATCGGAAACGAACTGGAGCAATACAAGGAAAAACTGCTAGAAGCACGGAGCACATTGCAGGATATGGAAAACTCTTCGGACACGACCGAGGAAGCGCTGAACGAGCAGAGACAGGCAGTGAGCGATCTGTCCGGAGTCGTAGAAAAGGGAGAGGCAACATACCAGCGCGCCGGGAACAAGGTGCAGGACTGGAAGAAGCAGCTGAACAATGCGGAGGCGCAGACGATACGGGCAACGCGTGCGGTAAATGAGAATACCGCATACATGAAAGAGGCGGAAGCCGCATCGGATGGATGCGCGAAAAGCATTGACGAATTTGGGAACCATGCGAGCCAATTGGCTGATGAGATTACAAGCACGGGAAGAATCATAAAGGCTAATCTTATCAATACCGTAGTGGATGCGGGAAAACAGTTGGCAGGAACCGTGTTCAAGTCAGCGATAGACGGAACGCTGAAACTTCAGGATGCGCAGAACCAGCTTCAGGCCAGCACCGGAGCAACCACGCAGGCGACAAAAGATTATAGCAGGCAGATGCAGGAACTTTATGCTTCCGGCTATGGCGATGATATCAACGGCATAGCCAATGCCATGGCGCTGGTAAAGCAGTATACAAACGAGACGGATCCGACGAAGATACAGAAACTGGCAGAGAGCGGAATAGCCCTGGAAGACATTTTCAACATGGATCTAAGCGAATCGATACGCGGAATTGACGCATTAATGGACGATATGGGGCTTGGCGCGGAAGAAGCCTTTGACTATGTCGCAAAAGGCGCTCAGAATGGATTGAACAAGTCTTCGGAACTGGGAGACAATCTGGCGGAATACGTATCATTGTGGGCGCAGGCCGGGTTTTCAGCGGAAGAAATGTTTACAATACTGCAGAACGGGCTTGATTCAGGGGCATATAATCTGGACAAGGTAAATGACTATGTAAAAGAATTTGGAAACTCAATGGCTGACGGACGTATTGAAAGCAACCTGTCGGCGTTTTCAGCAGGCACGCAGGACTTGTTCCAGGAGTGGAAAAACGGAAACGCAACGACAAGCGAAGTATTCAAATCCGTAATCTCAGATCTTGCAAACATGGAGAACCAGCAGCAGGCCCTGACGATCGCAAGCAATACATGGAGCGCGCTGGGCGAAGATAACGCAATGAAGGTTATCACATCCCTATACAATGTAAATAGCACATATAAGAACGTGCAAGGAACGATGGAAGATATCAAGCGCATCAAGTACGACAGCGTATCGAATGAATGGAAGGTTCTTGGACGGACGTTCCAGACAGATGTGATGCAGCCGATACTGGTAAAATTCCTCCCAGCGGCGCAAAAAGGGATGAAGGCTCTGGCGGAAAACATTGATGTAATCGTGCCGGTCGCAACAGCAGCAGGGACAGCAATCGGGACGCTGTTCGTCGTGAACAAGAGCAGAAAGTTCATTTCAGAACTAAAGGAAACTGGAAAGAGTATTAGCGGCCTGGTCACAAAGGTATTAGAGCATTCCGCGGCCAAGGCGGCGGATACGGCTGTCGAATCAGCATCTACAGCGGCTACAACCGCGCAGACGGCAGCGACTGTTGCCCAGACTACGGCAACAGCGGCACAAACAGCAGCAACGACAACGGCCACGGCTGCCCAGGGAGGACTGAATGCCATTATGGCCGCAAATCCGGTAGGGCTTGTCGTTGCGGGAGTGGCAGCGCTCGTTGCAGTAACAGCGGTGTTTGCATCAAATGTAGATGTAGCAAAGACAAAGACGGACGAACTTGGAGAAAAGGCCGACAAACTAAATGAAAAGGCGGAAAGCGCGGCGAATGGGCTTGAACAGGCAACCGGGAAAATGTCCACATCAATGGGAAAGGTAGAGGCAAGCGCGGAAGTGGCAAGAAGCCTGAAGCAGGAACTGGAAGGCCTTGCCGGCCAGTCGTCCCGCACGGCATCGGAACAGTCCAGGATGGAGACGATCGTAATGGAACTGAATTCGATTTTTCCGGAAATGGGGCTTGCCGTTGACGATGTGACTGGGAAACTAAACATGAGCGCGTCGGAAATGGATAACTATATCAATACGGCGATACAGATGCAAAAGGTACAGGCGGCGCAAGAGGCGATGAAAGAGAGCGTTGAGAAGCTTGTAGACGCCGAGATCGCACAGGCGGAGGCAGCGAAGAGCCTGTCAGACATAGAAAATGAACTGGGGAATATACAGGCAAAGCGCTCGGAGGTAAATGATGCGATCACGGAGAAAAATGAGAGCCTAAAGCAGGCTCAGAAAGATTACAACAAGGCTCTTCGGGAAGGCGCGGAAAATGCAGATGAATTATATGCTGCCACGCAGGATCAGTCAGAAGCGACAATAGAGTACAATGGAAAGATACTATCAGTATCGGAAGCACTCAGACAGATGACGGAAGACGAAGAGGCCTTAAATGAGAAAAAGCAAGAGTCGAAGGAGGCGCTGGGAAATGTCAATGATGCGATAGATGAGGCGAATGACAAGATGGAGCCTTATACGGAATACCTGACAGGAATGACCGAGGCTACGGAGAATAATACAGAGAAGACGCAGGCAAACAGCCGTGCAAAGGAAGAAAATGCCGAAAAGGCACAGGCAAATATTGAAATGTCAGGGCAGGAACTGGAGGCGTATAATAATCTGTCTGCGTCCCAGCAGGAACTTGCAGTAAATGTAACTAATAGCGTCATTTCTATGCAAGAAAATGTGCAGAATGCTCTTGCGTCCCAGATGGACATGTTCGAACAGTTTGACGGAGGAGTACAGATATCTACAGAGCAGTTGCTTTCGAATATGCAGAGCCAGGTGGATGGAGTTACGGCATGGGAGCAAAACCTATCATCGCTGGCGGACCGCGGAATAAATCAAGGAATACTCCAGAAACTCGCAGAGATGGGACCGCAAGGATCTGGATACGTTGCCGCATTCAACTCCATGACAGACGAAGAACTGTCAAAGGCAAATGACCTATGGAGCCAGAGCGTGGATATACAAGGAATGACAAACGACTGGGGACAGCAGCTGCTGACGTCTGGTGCCGCAAATATAGCAGGAGGAATGCAAAACCTGACATCAGTGATGCAGCAGAGCGGAGCAAATACGGTGATGGGACTCGTGCAGGGACTGCAAAACGCGCAGGATCAGGCAGCGACCGCAGGGCGCGATCTCGGAGTCAAGACTATTGAGGCTGTGGATAATGGGCTGGGCTGCCATTCGCCGTCCACGAAAACGATGGAGTCCGGACGGAATGTGAATGTAGGACTGGCAATGGGAATGAGCACTAGCATAAGCGTAGCGCAGGCGGTAGCCAGAAGCACATCAGAATCAGTGACAAATATCGTATCCAATATGCTTAAGGCGGAAAGATTCGTGCAATACGGAAGGAATGTATCAACGGGACTGGCCCAAGGAATAAGCGCCGGAAAGTCGCAGGTGATACAGGCCGCCATTGATGTTGCCGGAGCGGCGATCACTGCAGCGCAGGAGAAACTGGAAATCAATTCGCCGTCCAAAGCATTCCGTCGTATAGGAGAGTCCACGATGGAAGGATTCGTGCTTGGGGTAGAAAGAACATCAAATACAGCCCGAAAAGCCGTATCAGGAGCCGTTGACTTTGGTGACATCGAAGGGAGGATAGACCGAAAGAGTGGAAGAATGGGAGAAGCGGAGTACACTATGCTGAACAAGATTGTAAATAATGCCGTAAGGCAGGCGAAATTTGCAGTATATCTGAACGGGCGCGATGTTACAAGAGAGTTATCTGATCTGGGGGTGGTATTCAGTGCTTAGATATGTAAGCGGAAGCACCGGACAGGAGATGGTACTGTCCGGGGAAAACATCAGGGCAAGGATCCGGAAGGCTGGATTATACGAATACGAGTGGGAGGTTGATGAAAGCAGCGAGATATTAGGAAGCATTATCAACGGGTTTGAAAAAAAGCCAAAAAAATATAACCTTATAATCGACTTTCTTGGAGGGAAGGAGGAGAGAAGGAGCAATGCAAATAGATTTTTTGAGCTGGTTGAAAGAGATGTGCTGGAGGGGACGATTGGCAGGCTGTATTTCAAGGATTACTATATTGAGTGCTATATAGTAGGATCAGAATTCAATGTTGCAGATGACAGGTACCGGGCAGTCCAAAAAGAGGTGAAGGTATATGCACCATATCCGTTCTGGCAAAAAGAAATTAAAAAACAATTATTGGCTCAGAAAAATAACGAAGATGAAGGCGGGATTGACTTCCCGTTTGACTTCGAGTTCGATTTTTCGGCAGACATGATAGGGGCGAAAACATGGACCGTGGATCATTATGGGGAAAGTAATTTTCAGATGATATTCTATGGGCCATGCCAAGATCCGAAGGCTACGATTAACGGATATCCATATCAGATATTTACAACCCTGGAATCAAGCGATTATCTGATTATAGACAGCCGGAGGCATTCCGTTGTAAAGTATCTCGCAAACGGAACGACATCGAATCTATACAATAGCAGGCAGATGGAACGGAGCGTATTTGAAAAGATACCATCGGGAGAACTGGTTATAGGATGGCCCGGGACATTTGGCATTGACCTGATACTATTCTTGGAAAGGAGCGAACCGGAATGCTAGATATGCATCTAACGGATATCGACGGAAGACAGATTATGGCTTTGCTGGATGCGGATCTGGATGCGCAGTTGAATAGCGGCAATAGGGACTTCGAACTGACGATACCCGTTAAAAAATGGGACAAAAGAATTAGGATGGGGTGCAGTTTTTTTATCCCGGAAAGTGAAATCGGGGGGATTATTGGAGAAGTAGAGACGAGCACGAAGACAGGAGAGGCCGTATTCCGAGGATACCTATGGAGGGGGCTGTTAGAAAAAAAGATTATCGTTCCGCCATCTGGGAAAGACCACTACATAGTATCAGGAGAACTGAACGAGATACTCAGGGAAGTCATAGAAAAGAGATTTGATGGGATATTTGTCGTGCCCAGGATAGATACGGGGATAACGATAAGCAGTTACGCGTTTGACCGATTCACTACCGTGCTGGAAGGGGTTACAAAAATGCTCAGATCCGTCCAATACCGACTGAATATCAAATATGTTACCGGCGAACCGAACGCAACTGGATATGTAGAGGTTTCGGCAGTCCCTATAATTGACTATTCTGAGAAGATCGAATTCTCGCAAGACAGCAGAATACAATTCAAAGTGTCTCAAAAGAGAAATGGAGTAAACCATCTTATAATTGGCGGAAAAGGTGACATGCAGGACAGGAATGTCATACATCTCTATGTACAAAAAGACGGAAGCATCGGGAAGGAAAAATACTATACCGGGATAGAGGAAATAGAAAGTTTCTATGAGAATACTAGTACAGATACTGCTGATGTGGAGCAGAAAGGAAAGGAGCAGTTAGAAAAATTAATGAATAGGGACTCTATGTCAATGGATATGGAGAAGTCGGGTATGGAACTGGAGATCGGGGATATCGTTGGAGGACGCGATTATATCACGGGGATATACATGAAACAACCAATAGAGGATATTGTCATAAAGAAGGAAAAAGGAAGGATAGTCAAAAAGTATAAATTGGAGGGAACAGAATGATTTTTGTGACGGCAAAAAAGGGAAAAAATCACGTGACCAGCCAGCAGTTTAGAGGAATAGTTGCAGCAATGGCTGGCACAGAAAGTTATATTGCAGATATGGATGAGCACCTGGAACCCGAACTGGCAGTAAACAATACGATCAAGATAAGAAGCGGGACATTAATACACCATGGAGGGGTCATGGTGGTAAAGAGCGGGACGTATGATGAAGTCACATACCAGAATGGAACACAAGCAATGAAGCGGATCGATCTTGTGGTGGCAAGGTATACGCAGGATACAGCGACGGGGACAGAAAATGCCGAGTGGGTGGTGATACAGGGGCAGCCGGCAGAAAGCAATCCGGTGGCGCCAGACTATATACACGGAAATATGCAGGATGGAGATCTTGCAGATGACTGCCCGATCTTCGAATTACATTTTGACGGGATCAATGTAACGGAAGTAAGGAAACTGATAAATATAATGCAAAGTGTTGATGAACTAAATAGAAAATTGGATCAAGAATCATCGACAAAGGTCATGGGATTTTCATTTTTGCGCCGTGGAAACGAAGTATTAATGACACATAACAGTATTCTTGAAGTCGTTGAGGCTGGCCATGTCTACACTAATCAGGGGTCCATCCCAATGGGATACCGTCCGGCTCTTGATCTGTCCGCTATCCCGGGACTAATTACAGACGGAAATAACAAGATCAGAGGTACTTGGTGGCTCGTCGCAAATTCCACAGGCAGCATTAATGTGATAAGTTCCATCACACATAGCGATCCTCTCAGTTACGTTACTTCTGCCAGTTGGCCTACATCAGATGTAATCAACCTATAGATTAGCCTTAGTGACAACAACAGACACTGACAGCATATGCCCACTTACGAAATTTCCCCAAGCATGTATTACAAGCATATTGTTACTGCGAATCTCGTATGTAAGTTGATCTACTTGTCTGTAGGGAGTGCTATCATTACGCAGCATTGTAAGGGATACGTTATATTCAGAGGCATTAGCGGTAATATCTCCAATATCTCTTATGACTCCCTCAAGGACACCACCGGAGTATTGCAAGGTTATTGTTCTGGAGTAGGCGATCTGTGGCATGGCCGTTATTTTTCTATTTAGTTAACTATGAAACTCTATCAACCAGAGCCGAATGGCTCTTTTTTAATGTGCGACGTCGCACGAAAGGAAGTGAAATTTTGAAAGCAATATTTAATGATGCTACCGCTATGCAAATCCTAAAATTTGAAGCGTCAGGCGGTAAATTAAGCATCAAAACAATTTACGCTACGCGCGAAGAACTTCGAGCCAAGTTTTCGGATGAGTTTGCGTGTAAGAAAATAATAATCGAGGAACGGGGACAGACAATAGCAACACATATCGATTATACAACGCTATATCGGATAGAAGAGTATACAGGAGGAATCCTTGGCGTGGTCATGTACCAGGATGAGAAGACTCCCGAGGTACAAGCAGAAGTACAGGCCGCCGCCGTCATGGTGGCACAGATCCAGGCACAGGCCCTGGAGGACGAGCAGGCATTGTCCGTGCAGGCAATCTATCCGTTCTGGAGTGGAGCCAGTGTCGGTTATTCTGTGGGATACAAGGTACAGCATAATGGGACGCTGTACAAGTGCCTGCAGGCCCATACGAGTCAGGCAGGATGGGAACCGGGCATTGCGCCAAGCCTATGGGTATCGATAGCCGGAGAGCAAGCGGGGACGATTGACAGCCCGATCCAGGTTCCGGAAGAGGTGTCAACATCCGGAATGGAGTACGAGTGTGGCAAATACTACAGCGAGTCTGGGGTTACATACCTGATGGATCGGCAAGGGATGTCCCTAGGAGACAAGATTATCCTGTATTTCCCGCCGAGCCAATTGTTAGGGCAGTATTTCGAGAAGGTACAGGAGGTACAGGAGGGGTAGCATGGAGCCAGAGATTGTTGTAGCCATCTGCTCTCTTGTCGGGACGTTGGTTGGAAGCCTGGCCGGTATCATGGCGGCCAATCGGCTGACTAACTATAGGATTGAGCAGTTGGAAGAAAAAGTGAAGAAACATAACAACCTGGTGGAGCGCATGATAATAGTGGAACAGTCCACAAAATCAGCGCACCACCGACTTGACGAACTAATAGCAGAAAGAGAGGATTAAGAGATGGAACAGATTATAGATTATGTGAAACCAGAACTGATCGTCGTGTCGGTAGCACTGTACTTTATTGGCATGTGGCTTAAGCAGGCAGCATTTATCAAGAATAAATATATTCCGCTGGTGCTGGGAAGCGTCGGAGTGCTACTGTGCGCTATCTGGGTGCTGGCCACGTGTACGTTGTCCACAGGACAAGACGTCGCGCTGGCGATATTCACCGCAATTGTGCAGGGCGTATTGGTGGCAGGCCTGAGTATATATGTAAATCAGTTTATCAAGCAATTAGGAAAAGATGAATAATCGTGGGAAACCAGAGGGCGAGTAATCGCCCT